TTCGACGCTTTCGTGTACCAGTAATATGTGTCTTTTAGTGTTTCATCATCCATTGTATCAAACAGTTCTACAAGACACTTTTTACCTTCAGCTGCATTCTTTTTCGATGTTACAAACTCAATGATCTTACCTATAATCTCAGTTTGATTATCGGTTTTGAGTTTTATAGGTTTATCAAGAGTTCTATTTATGTAAGAGAGATAAATCCGTTTTAGTACGACGGTATCTAGTATTTTCAATGCCGATTCTACAATCTTAATCCCCCCTGAAATAATTTTATCGATAAAGTTGGGTCGGAAATCTTCACCTGCTTTTGTCTTAATAACAATAGGAGGTCGTATCTTATTTAGATTCCTACGGTTAATATCGTTTATAATATCATTAATTCTTTCTTTGGGAACCATCTGATGAACAACAGCACCACGTTTATTCAATCTGCTATCATCCTTTTTGTCCTCGATAGTTACAACTGCAAAATGTCCTTGTTTGTACGCTCCATAATATCCATAAGGATTTACTTCCAATCTCGATCTTTCATTCTTTCTAACAGATTCAATCTCACTTTCTACATCATCCTCGCAGTCAACCCACTCATTAGATGATTTACTGAAGCATCGAAGACGGTTTTCAGTTTCTCTTAGTAGGGTTGAAATAGTCTTATTTTCTGTATTTATGATGTAATGTTTATAGTGTTCGATAATGATATCCCTAACCTCTTTGTTTTTTTCTATCCTCCTTTTATTTCCAATAATCGCTGATTCTAAAAATATCTCCTGGATAGAAGGTAAAAGTGTTGATAGCTCATTTATAATAATAGATTTATCATCATCCTCTGTATAGTTATCAATAACATAGAGTTTATCTTCAACAATATATCGATACTGAGCCATTTTTATAATATCATCAAACTTGTGATACTGTTTGATATTTGGAACCTGATTGTATCTAGTTAACAGAAAGGAATTAGGTACCGTTATGTCGTCTACAAGAAAATAGAGATTGTGATCCTCTCGCAGATAAGAGGGGATTCCATATCGATTAATAAGAAGAATCGACTTATCGATAATCTGTTTTAATGCTCTCACAATCACCATCGTCGATGTTACAGGTAGTTCAGATAGGATGTCACTTAGATCGTAAGAAAACTTCTTACGGAACAACTGTTTTATAAGAGTCGTGATACTTGCAATCTCTTTTTCGGCGTAAAATAGATTGTATGTATCGTCGATAAGGTCAGGATTTCTCATAGTCTCTTTTTCAATATGAGAACATGTATATTTACATTTCATATAATCACATTCTTTACTACCATCTTTATCTGTTGGTAAGTTATTACGATCCCAATTAAGAGCACAATTAACAGATTCCTCTTTACACAGTCTCTCTATTCTCTTCATCTTAAAATCTTTGTCTTCCGACGTTTTGTACATAATATAGTTGATCGATTCTATACTGTTTGTTGGTATTGATGCGTGTCTAAACACTTTAACAAACCTATCTTCAGGGGCTAGATCGTCGTGTGAAAACGCTCGTATGCCTCTTCCTATTGCCTGCTCAGTTTCAGGATTATTCCAATGTGGAGTTTGAATATGTATTTGTCTAACATTCTTGAGACTCTTACCCTCTCCAATCACTTGACTTCCTATAATAACTTGAATAAATCTTCCATGTTTATTTCTAGGATCGTTAAACACTCGATCAACTACTCGATCGATCTCTACACTCGACACTGTTTCTCCTGTGATTATAGCAAATCTAGGGGCTTGTTGTGTCATCTTCTTTTTTATGCTTACGAGTGGCCGTTTTTTACTTTTCTTTCCTTTGCTTCCCGAGTCCGATTCACTTCCTGAGTCACTTCCTGAGTCACTTCCTGAGTCACTTCCTGAGTCACTTCCTGAGTCACTTCCTGAGTCACTTCCTGAGTCACTTCCTGAGTCATCACTATCTTTTTTCTCTTCATCATTCACCTCTCTTTCTTCATCTTCATCCATATCAATATGGCCTCGTGTTCTTTCAAATCCTACTAACTTTAACAGTTCAGAAAATAAAATCGCACCTGATCCCTGAACGTATTTATTGTAAACAAAAGTATTCTCTGTAGGATGGTCCATAATCTCTTTAATAGTGGAGGCATAGATTGAAGAATATTTTCTGATATTCTCTATGATCTCGTACGGTGTTGCTTTTCCTTTATTTGTAAGTTCATTCCTAAGTTCCGATGTCATTGTATACTCACTTCCTAACTCATTGAAGTACTTTCCAAAACCTGTAGCCTCTTTGGTTTTTGTACTTCCTCCATAACTTTCATCCGGGAATACAAATAGGGATGCTTGACGCGACTTAGCATACAGACCCAGTTTTTTAGAACTATCATCCTCTTCCTCCTCTTCTATATCTTCCACATCCACGTCTTTGAATCGTGTATCAATGTTATAAGCGGACGTATAAGCTTGTGTTTGGAATACACTCATTTTGTCGGGGTATATTTTGAGTTTTTTCATCGATTTATAGAGTTCCCCCTTGAAATTTTTTGTTACTCCACTTTCCATCGCCCTGATGTATCCAATTCGCCCTCGAATACTGTTCTTTAATTCTTCAATGTTTTTCATATCACTTGATGTCATAGGATCCACAAAATATTTTTTCATAAATTCTTTTCCTGTAGGAAGCTGTTCGTTCATCGGGAGAATAAGATTCATCACGCTTGCAAACTCTTCTGGTCTATCTCTCATCGGGGTAGCACTCATCAGTACAATTTTTCTGTTATCGATATTATGGAGAAATCTATGCATACTATCGTATACATTAACAGAATCTTGGGACTTCTTTTTTTTAGGTTGAATACGAATGTTATGTACCTCATCAATAATCACAACTCGATTTGAATATACTTTATTAATATATTTTTCTGAATACTTTGCTACCATATCTGCAAACGTTTCAAACGTGTGTATCTCATACTCTCTACTCACTAATCTGTTCAGACGAAGAACTCTTTCTCCCTTCGTAAGATTCTCATAGTTGTCGGGTATAAATTTGCCACTAGTACATTTAAACACAAGTTCATTAGTAAAATTCTTCTTCAAAGGAGGTCCTTTAACGAGAACAAGTGTAGGTTTTAGAAGAGGATTAATCTCCCTCGAATGTTCAGCTATAGTTACAGCACTACATGTTTTTCCACTACCAAGTCCATCAAATAGAAGTATCTCATCGTTCAGGGTGTTTGGAGATAGAAACCTAGCCGAGTTCAATTGATGTTTTAATGGAATTCCGGGTCGATCAGGTTTCTTCTCAGACGGTTCTAGTTTGTTTAGATACAACTCTTTTTTGCGATAGAAAACACTCTCCGGATCATCTTCATATAGATTGAATATATCTTCGTTGTAATCTTCACCGAAATGTTGATAACCGGGGAGAAAGTCCTCCAATCTTAATTGATGGTCACTCATTATTGTTATACAAACTTTTTATTTTTATCTCCTATAAAAAGTTGTAGTAGTATAGTTTTATAACCTCAGTTATAAAACTTATCTGGAAATTATACCCTCATTGTATTTTTTATGAAGATTCAGAAGGAAAGACTTGTATTCACCGATACTGATTACAAAATTCTTTCTGTCTACCCCTTTCATTTTATCTTCTTTACTCTCTTTACGATTAAACCTGTAGTTGCATGTTGTTCTGTTGAGACCGAACTTTGAAATCATATCTGTAAACTCAAGTGTCCCGATGAGAGATAGAGAATTGGTTGTGTTTATTGTGGTTATAAGAGTCTTTAGAAGATTTATAGTGATGTTAATATCAGAAGGAGGTGTCGTTTTAAACTGTTCTAATTTCTCAATGTATATGGTGATTAGCTCTCTATCCCTACCTTTGAGACTTCCTTCATAATCGCCAAGAAGAGGACTTGTTTTAATCTCCTCAAGATATATAGGATGAACATATCTTGCCGTCATATCATCCGAAATCATATTGTTTTCTTCTACGACCGACAATCCTACACTCTCAAGTCGATTTAGTTCGGTAACAAGATTAGTGATATCTATATGAGGGATCGGAGGAGGATTATTTGTTTTTTTACTGAGATTAATCACATTGAATATACAGAACGTAATATCGCTGAAATCCTTACATCTGATATTCTTAGGATTGCATTTCTCTTTTAGTTCCCCGTGTTCATCATAACAACATAGACGTTCTCTTATCTTATTAGCAATCGCACTTGCTTCATTCACGTTTTTATCTTTTGAGATCGACCCTCCTAGACACTCTTCATAATTGGGGTTACACTGTAGAGGAGCACATTCATCGATAAATTTAGGGTTAAGAACAACTCCGTCTTTCTGTTGGATATCCATAACAAAGTGAGAAATGAAAGCTCTTAGTGTAGCAAGAGAGTCATTGATAAACAATCCCTCCTTTAGTCGTTCATGACATATCTGAGTTAACAGACTTGATTCATGCCAAGATATACTTTGTAACATTTCACCTTTCTTATTATTCAATGAATCTATCTCCTCATTTACTTTATTAATTTCATCCAAACGCTTAAAGACTTTCTCGCAGTATGCTGTTACAAGATCGAGAAGAGGAGTTTTAACTTCCAGTTTTGATAAAAGATCGTCTATCTGTCTATCGGTTACCGTTCTTCCGTACCCGTTTGAAATTTTTATCTTATTGTACTCGGTGTCAAAGTTGTCAATTCTCAGGTTTATTTTATCCATATCAATGATAAACTGAGGACGTTCTCTTTTTTTACCTTTTAATTCGGTTCTCGAGAAATTGATACCAAAGTTATCCCAAACTTTGGTTATTGCCTTTTTCAGTGTCTTATCGGGATTGTCCAGTACACTGTTAATATTATTCTGCATTTCTACATATATAGGAGTTATAATAGCATCTCGCAATTCGTTTTTCATAATGTTAATAAAAGATTCCTCCTTTTTGGCTATGTAAACCTTTTCTATATACGGCAAGAGAGGTTTAACAACTGGAGTAAACAAATCCCTCTGTGATTTATCTGTTAATATATCTCTTACTATTTTATCTGACGTATCACTTGAGATATAAAGGTCGTTCTTAGGTACAGGTTTGTATTTGACAGTTGGATCTTTACGTAGTTCATCTATCTGATCTTTTACATCGTAGAAATAGTCAAACTCTTTACACAAAGATATAGGAGATTTTTTATCCTTACAAGATGTCGCACTTCTGATATGTTTGAATGCTTCAAGGACTTTAGGATCGTCACACTGAAATCTGTTCTCAACACCAGCAAAATCACAAATCACAAGATAAGGGGAAGGGGAATCTTTCTTTTTAAGTTTTACGAAAATAATCATATGACTTCGGCTGCTTACAGGATTGTTTGTAGTCGCCTTTATAGACCGTTTGTTGTCCATGATTGTGACAATGTATTTTCCAAGAGATAACCTGTCGTCGAAATTTGTTTTTCCTATAGAATCCAGTAGATTACTTTCGTTAGGTACAAGAACCCAGTTACCATCTTCATTGATTCTAAAGTCTTGAGGGTTGTAATATTTTTGTCTAGCCTTATCTTCAGGAGTGTACTTGATATTTCCATTTTCAGATACTGCATCTTCTTCTCCCGGAGGAATAGGAAGAGTCTTAAAGTTATCAACGGGACCTCGTGAATTATGATCTGATATATCCTCATTTATGTTTCCTTCCAGTTCTACAAACGAAACCTCTATTCCTGTATAATCCTGTTTGAGATGATTGCAAAAATGGATAAGGATTCCATCTCTTTTATCCTGTGTCTCTTCAAATCCAGCGTACACAAGGGTTGTTGTTTTACCAGATCCACTTGATCCATAACCGATAATACATACAGAATCTCCATTTTTTAGTTTATTGATAAGAGGAGAGACACTTTCATGATTAGCCATAACACTGTTGTTATCATCAGGTTTGAAAGTGTAGGTAAAAGGACCAAATAGATAGTTATTAGGAAGAGGCTCCTCTTCGTTTGATAAGTATCTATAAGAATCTCTTAATACACCATCCTTGTTGTATATCGATTCAGGAGTAGGATCGTAACCCATATACATAATCTGTCTATTTGAATCAAGACCAACTTTATATCTCTGATTTGTTTCAACTAACGACCCTACTTTATCAGCTCTTATCTTCACATAAGTATATACATTATTCTTTCTATTATGTTTCAGAGCTAGTTCTGTCTTGTTATATCCATCGTCAGATAAATCTACAATAGCGCTTAACTGAGAGATATTTGCATTGTTTGTTAGTACCGTATCAAGTAGTACAACTATACTGTCATAAAATTTAGTAAACTGTTCTACATTTATATATTCTATCTTTTGTACCGCAAGAAAGATATACTTGATAAGAGTCTCAGTTTTCACTGTCTTTGTGGGAACACCGTTTGAATCAGGAAACGATTTACCATCCTCTATAATATGATATATTAATCGTTTATAGTTATCACCTCCCAGAAGTTTTGATAGATTATTTACATGAGATGAATACGTGCTGGCCAACGAACTGTAATCCTCAACTATAAAATCACTACTTACATTGATAAATAATAGTTTCAACAGGATATCCTTGTACTGTTTAAACTTTTCAGAAGCCTCATTGATATCAGCCATTCTTAACATACTGATATTTCTAACATTGAGTTTAGTAATATAGTAGATCTCTTTCATAAGAATCTGAAAATTATGACAGTATTTCTGTTTTATCTCATTAGGATCTTGTGTTTCATTCGCAAGGTACACATCCTGAAGACGATCTTTCAAATCAGAAACTGAAGGTACATAGTATACCCAAGGATATTTCGTGGATTTCTCAAGTGATCCTAAAATTGATACAAGATACCGATCTAGAGCCTCGTTTTTAGTCGAGTTTATTCTCTGAAGCAATTCCTTGCTGATATTACCAGTCTTTCTTAGACGGGATTCCATTTCTGACAGGAAAGACTCTTCTTCAGATTTATTATAAGATTTAGCATCACCTCGTTCTATAGATGAATCTATTTTTTCAATAAGAAGACTGATAATCTCACGAAGAGAATTAAGAATATTTTCTATTATCGCTGTTATCTTTCCCTTTCTAGGTTCTTTAAACTTAGAAATATCGATACTGATTTTTGTTATATCCTTCGCGTTCTCTCTGACTACATATAAAAACTTACTGTATTTCTCCACAGTTTTGGGCTTTATTTTTGGATTAGATGCTAGCTTATCATACCCAGATACAAGAATACTTATATGGGTATCGAGAACACCGTACGGTTTTGACATGATTACCGTTTATTACAATTATACAATAATTTTTATTGTTTAGTAATGTTTTTATTAATATCTGAATGTCGACATTCAGATATTATTTA